TATGAATGGTATTGGCAAGGATTTGATGGACAACAAAGCTCATCTGCACTTAGAGGACCAAACCTTTTAGGTGCTGAATTACTATTAGACTTTCCAATAGACGACCACGAACCATTAACTACACAAGAGATTGCAAATATTAACGAAGCATTAAATACAACTGAACTTACAGAGAATGAAATCTATGACATCATATCTGGACTAGAGTCTGTTATTGAAGAAGAATTCTTTGCAACGGGTAATTTAGAAGAAGGTGCTAGAATAGAACTCAGTATAGAAGAAACAGGTCTGACTATTGAAGTAGCTTCTACTTCAACTGGGGCTATTATGATGGAATCACCGATGGTACAGGAAACGTTTAGTAGTGTAATGGAAGAAATGCCTATTGAAACTTTAAAAGAAGAAATGGTTGCAATGGTTCAAGAAGAAGAGATGCCTTTTATGGAAATAATGGAAGAAATGGCGCCACCAAATCAAACGATGGAAGAAGAACCTGTTGCAATGAAAACAGGACCTATGATGGAAGAACCACCAAAAGAAGAAACGGTTGCAAGTGCTCCTATGAAGATGGTACAACGTCCAAATGAAGAAGAAAAAATTGAAGAAAAAGAAGAAGCAGTCCAAGAAGAGGAAGCAGTCCAAGAAGAAAAAGAAGAAGTAACTGTTGCCCAAAAAGAAACTGTCAAAGAAGAAGCGGCGTCTGAAAAAGAGGAATCCGTTAGCGAAACTGCTACAGCATCCGCTGTTTCGACAAAGAAA